GGGTAGCGCATTGGATCAATTTCGGTTATTCGCAACAGATAGCACACGAGACTTGCCGCCGACGAACCACGACCAGGGCCGACCGCAATGCCGGAATCCTTTGCGTACCTTACCAAGTCACTCACCATGAGAAAGTAATCAACAAAATCCTTTTCCTGAATCATGTTAACTTCATGAGCAAGACGTGACTTGTATTCTGCCGCATGGGTTTTCATACGCTGGTTGTATTTGCGACGATACTTCCAACCCTGTTCGATCCAAAACTTGAAAAGGTCTGTGGTGCTTTGTTTTTCAGTTATCATCTCGACCACACTTCTCCCATGAGTGATGTGGTGTACCGCAACGATTGCAATAAGGTGGTTTATCTACGCTAACTTTGATTGGCAATCTTTTCTGTCGCCACCATTCATCTAATCTTAAATCGTCCACGGTTCCCAATCCTTTTCATGGTCTTGAACATATTTCGGACGAGCGGCCCTTGGTAGATCAACCGTACAAGATTCAGCAATCTTTTGAGTATTCAAAATTGCTTGCTGTGCTGCCTCTGTTGAAAGTCCGGTTCCCTCAAGGTCTTTCAGAATTTCTTCATCACTTTGAGGATAAGTGAGTAAAATGCCATATTCCCAGCTAGCGTCGGCGCTCTCAATCGTGCCACCCCTGTGAGCCGCATGGAGGATTCTTTGCATCGAATTCTGTTCTGGGAAAGGGTAATGCACATCGCTTGTCGCAACCAGTGGTATTCCGGTAATTCTGGAAAGTTCTTCGTGGGTCTTATTAAGAACACAACTACGAGGTAAACCAGGAAATCGCTGGCATTCAATGAAAAGGCTTCCCTCATCACTAAATACCTCTTTGTATTTCCGTAAGACCCTAATGGCACGTTGAATGTCCCGGTCACTGGATTCCAATTTCTTGTCACCGATATACTTTCCACCAAGAAGCGTGCATGACAAGAACGAATCCGCACAGCCCGTAAGCGCAACGATTCCATTTGCGTTCTCTTCCAATGTTTTCCAATATACTGTAGGGAATTGATAAAAATCCTTGTACGATTGAGTGATGATCCTATTGAGATTTCGCAATCCAATCTGATTGCGTGCTAACAGAATCATATGGCACTTTCTACGCTCACCTGGCTTCGATGTATAGGCTTCCAAACCGTAGATTGGTTTGATTCCATTTGCCTTGCAAGCCTTTTCGAGTTGGACCCATGAACTGCAATTTCCATGTTCCGTCAATGCTAATGCTGACATACCAAGGGACGCAACACGTTCTACATGTTCTCTGACTGTTCCATATCCATCGCCATACGAAAATGTACTATGTGAATGTAAAGACACATATTTCATAGAATATCGAACCTTCACCCTTTAAATTCTTTCAAGTCTTCGATCATGTGCCGAATTCCCCTGGCACGCTCAAGTTCATTTCCGCTGTCTTGCCAGATATCTTCAAGCTTTTGACCAACGTTTTGAATTGCCTTGATTAGCATATCATTTCGTGCCATAGCTTCTGCAAGCGCATTCTTTGAATTACTCGCGTTAGTGATCGCCTCTGAAATAGCTTGTGGCGTAAGGTCTTTCGCATCCCCAAAGACCGATAGCGGAATCAATACTTGAATTTCAGTCATATCATACTCTCTCACAAAAGCTCACACTTTGCAGGGCCAAAAGAATGGGTGCCATTTTACTGGACACCCATCCTCTTGTGGCCGTGCCTTTGGCCTATTTAATTGTGCGACAACAACTTTCGTTGTTTAACTCCAAGGATCGTCTTCATCGTTTTCTACAGGAGAAGCTTCCTCGACTACTTCTGCCTCGACTGTTTCGACCTCTTCTACAGAAGAATCAATCGCATCTAGCGAATCTTCTTCTGCCTCTTCATCTTCCGTATGTTCAATCGGAACAACAAACCGATCAATTGCAGCCTTGGGCCTACCCTCCCAAGAATCCATCTTGGTAACGAAAGCGACCGACTTACCAAGCGGCTTGAACTTTCCACCAATATTGATGAACTGTTGACCCATCTTGCCATCAGGCTGATTTTCGACCTCATAACCCTTCTGCCAGAACAGGTTTCGCAGACCTGTTTTCTGACGATCAGAGCCATCAGTCAGAGCATCAAGAAATTGATTTACTGCCCAAGCCGACTGAGTGGTTAGATTCAAAGAATGCATAACGGCAGCACCCTTGAAATTACCATCAGAAATCTCTAGCAGCAATGCAATTCGATTGGAGCCTGCATTCGGGCCATTTTTGATTTCGGCAAGACCCATCTTCTTGACAATTCCACGATAAGTTCCCGGCGTAGGCGGGGGACCATCGTAAAATCCGGTAGATGCGGTTGAACCGTCGAAATCTGGCTTGATCCTTACCATTTCAGTTTACTTCTTTCTACTTTGATTCTTTTTCTGATTCTCTTGATTCTTTGTCTGCTTTTTCTATACGCTCCCTAATCTCTTTTAATGTGATGTTCTTGGTGTATTCACCAAGTACAAGTGTGCGGTCTTTCCCCTGCATACTTCCAGAGGTTTCCCACATAACGTAACGATCCCTGACTCTCTTTCCGTTTATCGTTACTGCTTTGCCATCTTTAGTACGCTGTTTGACAAACATGTAACCATATGAGGTCATTTGAGCTAAAATCTGTTGTGCGAGAACAAATTTACCGCCCTGTACGCTAGGGTAAAGAAATTCTTCTCCCTCTGGATCAGTCTGGCTCATAACATGAGCGAGCCATAAGGTACTGACCGGCAAGTCATTCAATTCCTTTACCACTCTTGCTAATACAAGCTGATTCTTTAGGTATTCCGGTCGATCTGGAATATCAGCGTCGCGGCTAGGTTTGGCGGCAATCACAGTGTCTAAGATATCTCGCATCAAGATTTTCTGCAAGGTCGAAATAGTATCTACCACAACCCAATCAAATGGTATTGGCTTGTCTTGCTCCGCTTGCCTTTTCAACCAATTTAAGGCTTTTTCAAAATCTTCGTACTTACGGATATTCCATTGCTTCGCCTTGCTCCCCATACGCTTTGCTGACAGCGTACCCTCATTCTCGCAATTGAGAATCAGCACACGATCATCAGACCCGGCAAAGACAGTTTTTCCTACACCGCTCTTTCCGAACACTAAGATGTTTGGATGCGGTGAAACATCTTCCAGCGCAACGATTTCCATTGGAAGAAGATCCGTCATTTCTCTCTACTCTCTTTCAGATAATTCTCTAATTGATCTATTACTAAGATTCCCTTGCAGTTTTCGTAAGCACCCATCATAACATTGCATTCACGACACAGCAAGCCTCTAATGCAATTACCGCAAGATTGTAATTTGTAATTGCCAGCAGGACAACAAGAATGCACTCGTCTACCGAACAACGATTCAACATCATTCTTCTCGTAACCTTTTGGGAGACAAAGCATTCTCTTGATACTCTGCGTATGGATTCTCTTGCCTGTAAATGGATTTCTTTGTTGCCTCTACATCACCGCCGCTTTCGTCCACTTGGCAAAGTCCAAAAAACGGACAGTCCCAAGTGCAATCTCGCGTAGGGTTTTTATACAATGGAAGCTCTTGTGTCCGAAACTTATTCATAATAAGAGCTTCGTTGCCGATATGTAGAATTTGTGAGTTGCGTTCTGCCGCAGTCTTTGTCACGGCATATCGCTCAAAAAATGGCGCTGGTTGAATTTTGCTAACAGAACCATCTTTATTCAAGAATTCGCCAAATTCGTTGCGCGGCTTGTCCGGTGGGAGAGCTTTCCGCACAAAATTGTAGATGAGGTCACGAATTGATTCTTTGGGTCCGATAATTCCCTCTTGGCGCAATTGATGAGTACCAATTGCCAGATACCCGCCGTTCTGTGAATCAATCCAAAGATGGCGTGTTGAAATGGTTTTCATGAATTTATGGTCGATATAGCGAATCCTACCATCAGCGGCATGATCGCGCACGATAAGATCAATTGTTCCAACATAATTCACAATTGGTTTTGATTTGTCTTGTGGATGAGGGATTAATTGCTTGAAAGGTCTTTCATTCCAAAGCACTTCCCACTGTTCGTCTTCGCCGTATTGCTTGACGTAATTCACCAAGAGATTATGACCAAGCTGTCTAGCATCCAGCCAGCCCATTTCAACATCATCATCAATGAATCCCGTAAGTGTCTCTGTACGAACAGAATCCGTATAATCTTTAGTGATTTTGTCCCAAGTCTCCGCTGGGTGCGGTCCACGCTTTTTGCCGGGGATATACCACTCTGCAAGCGCCAAATGCGCGAATGTTCCGAAAACCAAAGGGCCAGTTGACAATTCAATTGGAATAAGATGTTCGTTCCAGCGCCAGTGCCATTTTTGAGGGCACCGCCGAAAATCTGATCTTTCGCTGTTTCTCAACGGATTTACTTGCACTACACCATCTTTCAGTTTCGACCCTGCAAGAGAGATAATTGTGTGGCTGTTTTAACGTTCTCAAAACG